ACCCTGTGCCAGTTGATCAAGTGTCATACTCTGCTGCTGCTTGCTGCATGGCTTCTGCGATCTTTTCATTCAGGTTATCATCAGGGTCATTCAGGATCTGCTGAATAGGATCATTATACTTTTTCTCCACTTCTTTCACACGATCCATAAAAGTATCCTCACCATGATCACCACTGTAGAGATAATCAATATGCCTCATAATCTCTGCGATCTTACGCATCTTGGTAACTTGCTCTAACAGATACTCACAAACTTCTGGTGAATATTCGTGAGCAAAACCATACTCATCCTTCTCAAAGTTATTGCTAACTTCTGCTTCCAACTCATCAGCAAATTGTGAGACATTGTAGTATTCGTAACCACAATCATTGAAATGTCCGCCGCTCATTTGTTTTCCTCCAGTTCATCAAGTTTCTCATTCACAAAACCAGTCATATCAAGAGTGCGAGGATCTACACCTTCATCAAGACAATCCAGATTAAATTCCATCACAGCACCAAGGATCAAACAAGCACGACGTTTATCATGCTTGGTGATAGCTGTGTGAGGTAGAGCAACATAATTGACAATGTGCTCGTAGAGTTCGTCGTAGGTCATTTAGAAGAAACTCCAAAGTTGTTAAAAATCATATTCACAAGAGCAATGATGACAAGGTTTTGCCAGAAAGCCAAATATACACCAAACCAGGACAGAATAAGACCAAGCAAAAATGCTTCAAGCAGGATACCGACAGTTGTAATAACTACAGCACCAATAATCACACCAATAGCATAAGAAGTTTTCATAGGTCAAATAGCAAGGGCGGCGGAGGGGATTTCAACAACTTCAGGGAGTTTGCTATCATCAAACTCGTGCATATCATAGCACACCCACTCACCATTACGGAAGATGTAGGCATACTCTTCACTCTTCAGCGGATCAAGATAATCAGCAAGATCAGCATCAAGACGAGGAGGGCAATCAGTGCCATAATACTCGGGTTGGTGATTGTCATTCCAAGCAACACTCATGTCACCACCATCAATCAGTTCTGCTGCTTTAGCATGAGTGTTGTAGTGAGTGTTCAGAATACGACCCAACCATTCGGGATAACCATCCCAGTGGTGATACGCAGACAAGATGCTACCATTCTTGAGTTCAATGCCGATACGAGAGCGGGTTGCCATGGGTGGTGTTCCGTTGATGTAGTTATTATAAGGCATGGCACAGAGCCCGCTACGGACCCTGTGCCAGTTGTCAAAGTGTCACTTGTTCATCTGTAGGGTAGGCACAGGCATACCACCCTCGGTAGGAACATATATGGTCACGTTACCTTTGTTAGCACCTTCTTCCAGACCAGTGATATACAGATACTGAAGATATTCACGATTATCTTTCAGTGAGTTACCGATGATCTGGTTTGCCTTAGCAACACCTTGAGCACGGATCACTTCAGCATCAGCTAATTGCTGTGCGCTATCTTTCTTTGCTTGTGCTTCCAATACTGCTACCTGACGAGTGTATTCTGCCTTCTGAAGTTCTGCTTTACCCTGAAGCGATTGTGCCCACACATTATACAGCGGACCAACCACAGCATTAATAATAAACAGTGTCAGAACAAACGAAACGCCAATGATACCAGCGTTACGAAGCGTGTTGTCAGGATTTCTGTCGTAATTCATTCTTCAATCTCCATAATTTCAATAATAGATTTGATCTTTTCTAAATCTTGTAGTCGCACATTAATTTCATCATATTCGTCACAGAACTGTTCCATACGTTCCATGTGTCCATCATCCATGAAGTTTGTTTCCTCACGAATTTCCCATTCTACATCAGATAGACGAGCACGGGTATCATCAATGAAGTATTCAAGTGTATCAATTAGAGACATGTTGATCCTCAAACTCAAACCATTCGTAAATACAGTCCATCACATTACCACAGATACTATCAATGATAGCACCTTCAGTAGGATTTTCTACATGCTTGTGAGCACGACGATAACCATACTGAACTCCTTCAGTAATCGCCATCTCTAATACTTCACGGAACTTAGGTTTCATTCTTCCTCCTCCACAGGAAACAGATTAGCATACTCTTCATCAGTGAGCGTAAGATACTCAACATCAGCATCTTGGTGCTCTTCAGCATACACCAGTTGATAGTGAGCAAAGTCACTCAAACTGGTGCTACCATATTCTATCACACCATCAACAAGACAAAGGTAATTCATTAGATTACATTGATTTCAGAGATAACTTCCCAGTGTGCGTCAGCTTTGTCACCGAAGCGATTGCTACCAGTGCGAGTGCTGACCCAGAAAAAGTATTTGCGGTTTTCAGCAGCGAGAAACAACTCACCACCAGTATCCTGCTCTACAATACAGACAGGATTACCTTCCATGGTGTTAGCTAGACGGTTCTTCGCCTTGCTGCTCTTGGGTTTGACTACTACCTTTCGCATTTCTAAGTTCCAGTTTGAGTTTGCGGATACCAGTAACAAAATAGGCAAAGTCTCGGGTCTCTGTGATAGGTTTGATCTCACCACATACACCACACTTCGCTTCATACACAGATGAGCAACCTACAGAATACACACCATACTTTTTACCACAATCAAAGCATGTATTGGCGGCATTCTCAAGTTTCTTGAGCAGTGCTTTTTTTTCTCGGATAGTAGTCATCGGGGAATTTCTTATCTATGAGGTAATCATACAGCAACTGGGCGAACCCGTAGTGGGGTCGTATGCCAGTTTCTAAACTGCCACTGGTGGCGACAGTCCACATAATATCCAGGTGATCCTTATCGGGTATCGGTTTCGGGTTCTCCATCATAATCATCTAACTCCACATCTTCTATAAGGTCTTTCAATCTTTCCATGACTTCATCCATGGGATACGTTTCTACTTTACCAAGTTCAATATCTTCTACCATCTGTAAAAGATATTCCAGGAATTCTTTGGGATACACATCATCTTCGTTGAGTGATGCCCAGAACCATTCCATACATTCTGTTTCTGGATCTTCTACTGTTCTTGGCAGAGCATAGTGATCATAATTAGATGTCATCAGGTCAGCCCAGATACGAAATGTCATTCGCATACTCTGCCATCCTGTCATCCAACAATGACCAATCCAATACTCCCACCAGTTCAGAGTGGTTTTTGTTTTTGCTGTTCCTTTGATTGGTGTGCTGTATGCCATTATCGTGATGTTCCAGGTAGACTTTCCATCTTCCAAGTATAGGTAAGAAAGTCAAGGTCAAACCCAAACTTGTATACCCAGAATAGAATTCCCATCACACCACTACTACCAAATGTGAGTTGGATGTATGGCCAACTGGGATAATCATTCCAAGAGAATGACCACTGTAGCAGTGATCGTCTCTTCATAAATGCTGGGCAATGCTTATTGAAATTTAGCAGTTGGAAGTACCATGTACCACCAAAATCTTCTGTGTATGTAAATCTAAAAAGATTTACCACTGCGCGTGAATAACTCATAATCCATTAACCTACCATATTTGAAATGTATTTTAGCACGGGGCCAGTCTTCCCACGCACCGCCCCATACTGATGTGTGAACTTCAATATATTTGGTGATAGGATGTAATCGGATCACACCATGCTTACCGTTTGGCACCCATTCAAAGTTCATCCATGCTCGCTCTTCATTATACTCTGGATCACCAGGATTATACATCTTGAGATCTTGAGTGTGGGAATAATCAATTACATACAGATAACCAGCAGGATCTAACCAGTATTGGGTCATGGTGCCACCAATACCTTCTTCAATGTCTTTAGTTTGACACTCTACATCTGTAAGTTGTGGTCCAAGATCATATGATGATCTGAAGTAATCAAACATTCCCATTGTTTTACTCTTCCTCCTCCTCTTCTACCTTACGGAGTACAATTTGGTCATCTTCAACAATCCATTCCAGCAGGTCATCTTCTTCCCATCCAAGTTCATTAAAGAGTTCTTCTGGAATGGGCATCAACAGATCACCATTCTCATCCTCATCGAGAGTAACAGTATAGTCTGTATTCAGGTTTGTATCGTTCGATGTATTTTCTGGCATGATCTTCACATTGGAAATAACAGGTTTTCTTTTCAGTCTGATCCTCTAACCGATATGGAAACATATCGACATAGGGGAACAATGATAGGTCAGAAGAACAAACGGGGGACGTTTTCTGGGTCTTCGTCTTTTCTGACGATTTGGGCGTCGATGTACGCTTGGATGGCGTCTTCGATGGCGATTTGCTCGTTGTCAGGGTCGTTAGATTGTCTGAGAGCTTCTTCGCAGTGCGAGCGGAGACATTCGATGAAGTCTTCTTCTGTCCAGTCGTTGAGGACTTTTTCTTTGGGGTCGTTTTGGTCCCAGTCGATTGTGAACGTGCCATCAGTGTTTTCAATTACGGAGATTGTCATGATCCAAGCGTGAACGCTGTCAAATTGTCTGGTGAAACTTCTTCTAAAGCTTCTTTGATATTCTGTTTGAGTTCATCTTTGGTAATCAGGTTACCATGATATTCTCTTTTATATTCTGGTTTTTCTTCTTCAAATCGCTCACAAGTATCATACAATATGTCTCTGGTGATCCGATGAAGAACATCCAAGAATGAACCAGGAACATTCGCATAGGATCCATTACCTGTGCCATTGAACATGGTATCACGAACTTTGTCCAGCAAAAACTTATACTGGATTAGTTTCTCGTCAAAAATGTCATAAAAGAAATTTTCATCATCACCAGTTTTAAAATTAGGAATTTCGCTCATTGCTCCTCCACATCGTCTGGGTTTTTTGGGTTTGCGAATGTACCGTAGTTGTATGTGTAGTAAAGGAAGTTATTAATGCTACGATCAATACCCAAACTCTCTTTCACATCCAACCATGATTGATACTCCAGTTGTAGATCTGGACCCAGTTCAAGTGTCACTTTCATTTTCTTCTCTTCTCTGTCTGATTTGATGTAAAATGGTCTCAGCTAGTGAGTGATCATCTCGATTATATGCGTTAATATAATCGAGGATCAGTGATTTGAGGTCAGGATCTAATGGACCGGTAGTATTCTGTGAGTTCATCAAAATTAGAAAATAAAGTCACCTCACTATCTAGCTGTTCTGGGTCCAACCACTCATAATACTCGTCAGCAAATGCCAACGCATCATCAACACGATCTTCGGCAATCAGTTCTTTGAAGCGATCACACGCCCAGTCATAGATATCATCTCGTTGCTGAGAAATACGGAGAGCATCAACGTTGTTCATTTTTTAAATAGCGTAAGTTTGTTCTGGAGGTGATCGTATGATCTGAATTCTACATCATGTGGCAGCGATCTGGCAAGCGCAGCAGCGAATTCATTAGGAAATCTACTGAATACACGCCAGTATTTGGCATTCTGCTCATACGTCAGGTCTTGACGTGGCGCCACACTGATACTGTACTCACCCATCGTATAGCGATTGGGGAATGGTTCTACCAGTGTCTGGATGTATTCAACCAGTGGATTGTATTTCATTTGACAAAGACCTCCAGGTGCTCTTCGGATAGTTTAGCAATCTCTTGAAGATGATAGGCAACATGAGCTACATACTCACGCTCTTCTTCATCAAGATTGTCCCACGCAATGTCGTATGCTCCGTCCCAATCAATGCTGCCATCGTCAAGCATAGGAGCACCGTAAATGGCGTCTTGAGAGTGATTAATGGCGTAAACGTTGCCTTCGATTACAAGATAGTACATGATAGAAACGAACTCTGTAGTGTAATTTAGCAGGAAAAGGTGCTGATGTCAAGCATCAGCGGAGGTAAAGATAACCTCCCGCCCAGTCACACTTCTCAAGCATCTCTTCACGCTCGCTGATCACGAGCAGGTTGTAACGAACACCTTTGGCAGGAGCTTTCACACTGGCAGGTTTGTACACATAACCGTTGGTCTTGTCAATGAAAGCATGAATGCTATCACGACGACCGTTGATGGTCATGAAGATTTTGTGATACTTACGACCAGAACTGTCGAGTTCATAACCGTAACCATCAGGAGCATCTTGAGTGAGAGCATCACACAGCATCAAGCAATACTTGACGATGTTGAGATGAATGGTGTTACGGGCGGTTTGCTCGGAAGCGAATTGGGCGAAGGTGGTGGTCATGTGTCCTTTGCTGATGTAATCAGTATAGGGTGGATCAGAGCAGTTCCAGGGCTTCTGGTGACAGTTCTTCAACTGGCACATCACTGTCCCATTCATGCTCGGACAGGTCTAGATCATAACTATCAAGTTGATCCAGGATGTAACGATCAAGCAGAACTTCTTCCATGATTATTTGTGATAAGGAGAATAACGACAATCGGGGTGACCTTGAGGCAGTTGAGCACACGCTCGATCGTATGCCTCAAACATCTTCTGATCTCGTTTGATCAGGAAACCATTCCACATCAGAATGGCAATGACAAGAAAAAACCAAGTTTGAGTTTTCATGATCAGTTAGCGTAAGCAACACATTCAGGGTTCCAGTATTCAAAATACTCTTCTTCAGACATAGCGAAAACTTTAGCCATCTCCTCACGATCTTCGTCAGAGATGTCAAAGATCTCAGCGGGCATGTCTTGGATTTCGTCCCACACGGGGTGGTGCTCCGTTGATTACCTTGTAATTATAGGGTCAGTCCAGCTCCGCCAGGGCGCTGTGTAGACAGTTCCACAACTGGTACTGGACCGTCACATCGTCAACGCCATGGTGCTCTGCTGTCTTGCGGCAATCCACAGGGTCATGACCCCACAGAAGGTCGATCAGGAATTTGATCTGCTGGGTGTCCAGGGGCACCAGTGTGGCGACAGAGGGGCAAGGATAGGTCATAGGGGTTAGAGGGGGGTTACAGGCGCTTCCAGGGGGGTCTCAGACGAATTGTAGGACGCTGGGGCGCAGTGGTTTCAGGATCTGCATGGCACTATAGGGTGTGGTATTATCAATGTCAACCACTTTCCCCACAGTTTTAGCATTTACTGGGGCATAATACTTCTTCAGTTTACTGTTGTAAAACCCCCAGATTGATTTGGGTGTTTCATCCGTATAGCTAAACTGCCCATGGTTACAAATCCATATAGAAACTACATTAGTTTTATGTTGTTGAAACTCATAGGAATATCCACGCGGAGGTGTGTGCGGAAATTCAAACATCTTTCTTCAAATGACTACGGACACATCCCAGGAATTGTTGCCATTCTTTTTCTGTGAAGTTGTCGGAAGCGTAAGGAATGCCAACGACAGCAGCACAATGGCGACGTATATACTCAGGCGCAACATAAGGATCTTGATAAGAGGTAACTGTAGCAAGAATGAGAGCGAGCATCAGCAAGCACCGTAGAAAGGATTGCCGAGTTGCGGAAGCTCGCTATTGTCACCAGTCACAACATAATTGTGTGCCAGACGGTCGCGGATAGCGAGCTTCTTCTCAACGCGGTTGAGGAACTTCTTGGAGATCTGATCTACACCTTTCCAGGACAGAACCTGAAGGCACCACTCTTGACTGATGTCACCATAGGGGGTCTTGACAGGATAGTATCCGACCAGCATGGTGCCGTCTTGAGACTGGAGGGTGGGGAAGTCAGACATTGGGGGTGTCTCTCGATTACCTTGTAATCATACAGCGTCCAGGTGCTGGGTCACGGTGGGGTGTGCCAGTTCCTCAACTGGATAATTTGTGATGTATAGGTGCTGAACTTTGGCATTAGAATGGTTTTTGTTTTTGCCAAATCGTTGTGAGTAAACAAAGTCCTCAACGTAGATGTCGAAGTCATTGTATTGATCACGGTAAAATTCGTGATCTGAATGAACAATCATCCAGTTTGCTTCTGTTGTCATGAGGCAACTTTTAAGTTCTTCATGTAGCTCCAATCCACCATCACCAGATGTATATCCCAGTCTCTCAAGGTATGGAGGATCAACAAAGATAAAGTCTTTCTCAGTTTCATACTTGAAGCATTGCTCAAACGACGCATGTGAGATTTCGCATTTCTTGAGGAACTCGTGATGAGATTTAGATAGATTACAAGAAAAGGACTTGTAGTGTCCGAATGGAACGTTAAACTTTCCACTACGACTATATCTCTCCATGCCACTAAAGCATAGTTGCCTCACAATAATGTAAGCAGATGCGTTATCAAATTCGTTGAATGAATTGCTGTCATTAATCACATCTCTGGATTTGTAGTATAGAACTTCCAGTTTATCGTGATCATATGTTTTTGTTTCATCAACAAAATCTTGTAGCTCCCGATAGTGTTCTCCAGCAACTATCTTGTACAGATTGATAACCTGCCAATTTACATCAGTAAGTACTGCTGGTTTCTCAAAGTAAAAGGAAACAGCAGCACCACCACAAAATGGTTCTACAATCCGATCGTATTCTTTTGGCATCAGGGCAGCAATAGTCTTCAATTCACGAGACTTGCCACCCTGGTACTTAACTAATGGTTTCATACTTCATCTTTTTCAAGTTTAGCAAAAAATTCTTTGGCGAACTCTTTATACAGTTCAAAAACCATATCAGCAGTAAACGGACAATCTGGAATCAAATCAAAAAGATCTTGAAGTCCAAGAATTTTTATGTCTGGATATTGTGCAGCAAGTTCTGGAGGAATAGTTTTCAATACAGGAATAAAATACACTCCTTCATCAGCACCAAGAGCTTTCGCAACTGCTAAGACTTTATCATTAGATTCTCCTTTTTTCTCTGTGTCAAATTCAAGATTGCATTTCGATTCCAAATACAACTTCCAAACTCCATCTTTACGCTTGATACGAATATAGTGATCTACTTGACGATTTTTATTACCAACTTTAACTTTATTGGTTTTGACTACTTTAACTTTATCTTGACCTTTTTTCTCACCTCTCTTATATTTGCCAACAACAATAACTTCATCTTCGATGAGATTGATGCCAAGATGAGAAACTATCTTATTAATAAAAATTTCTGTCTGATTCCCAAGTTGAATTCGCAATGATTGAAGAGAAAGATTTTTTTTAACTAAAAGAATGTAATTTTCTGGTGTTAAACCATATGCTTCATCTAGATAAGATTCTATCTTGCCTGGGTTGATATCATCTAAAACACCAGTAGCAAGATTTTTAAGGACTTCGTAGTTGGTCATAGGTTTGTTTGATTACCTTGTTAGTATAAAGCGAAAAGGGGTCTCAAACAAGACCCCTGTACCACTTGCTCAACTGTCCCCAAAGACTGGGTGGATCTCAGTTTTTACATGCTCTGTCATGTTAACATGCTGCTCCCACATGATCGCATCCTCTAGATTGTAAAAAATAGCTTGTTGTTTCGCTTTCTTGTTCTTCTTTTGTTTGAACCACACCACAGCATACTTCATTCCAAAATTCTCTATAAACGATAAGATTTACTTGGTAGCGACCACGATGTAAAGAAAAATCGGGTTTATCAATAAAACAGATGGTAAAATAGTCGTCGTCAATGAAGTTGATCCAACCACATGTACCACGATATTCTACCATCATGCCGTACTTAAATGTCATCAGTTAATCTGTTCAAATGGTTCACGATTTTTGTTTTCGGATTTAGGTAACCTAAACATCTCTCGCAAATCATTCAATTCATTAATCTGACGTTGTAGATTATCTACCTGTGCCTGTAGAATTTGAAAATTATACTCGTTGTTAGATTGGATTTGTAGAAGATTATCCAATACTGATCTCAGTTCTTCTTCTGTCATGATAATCTGTGTGTATCGTGATATTTATCAGTAGGAAGGATCGCCGGGAATGTCATCATCACATTTTTCGTCCCTGGGTTTGCCGTGGACCAGCAGCAGGGCACCCTGAGCTTTGTCAGCAAAGGTTTTGTGATAAGTGTTCATCTCTACGATAATATCTCGCAGATCGTTATAGAATTCAAGGATAGATGTGTCAACATCATCCAGATAGTCATGAACAGCATCGGTCAAGCGATCTTTACGCTGAGAACGATACTGTTCATTCCAATCAACATCAGCAGGTTCAGGACGTCCTTGAACTGTAGTCATAGTAAATTCATAGGGGTTGTTGAGTTTCATTTTAGCACAATCATTCAGTAGGGGCAACACCTTTGATAAAGATGGCATCAACCACACGCTGCAGTCGCTTCTCGGTCTGCTGACCATAGTTGCTGAATACGGGCACGGTGACGAAACCAGTCTTTTTACGGTAGAATTCCAGCTGACCAGCAGGGATCTTACCAGATTGTATGTCAGCAGCGTCCTGTTTGTCAAGTCGGATCACACGACCGATGGTTTGCGCCATCTCAATGACAGGCAGGTTACGCAGCAGGATACAATGGGTCAGACCAGGAACGTTGATACCTTCGCTCAGGATGCTGTAGTGGAACATGATAAACTTACGGATGGGATCTTTGCCCCAAGCATCAAGAGTGTCAAAGAATTCTTGACGACCAACTTTCTGCTTGTTGATGTAAGCACCATGCTTGCTGGTGATGTGAAGCACATCGTAACCACGAGCAGCAAACTCTGCCATCACATTGGTGCTGGAGAGCAAACGCCACAGCACACGAGTGTTGGGAGCAGCAACCAGGATCTTCTGTGCGCTGTCCTCATCAAGCTGAGACACGATGTCAATCAGCACCTCACGGTCATTCTCAGCAGCAAGCAGAGATTTGTTACGCTCAATATCAACAACGTGGGACTTGATGGTAGGAGGAATGATGCTACCATTGGCAACCAGTTCAGGAGCAGGAACGTTGATCAGTTCCTTACCATAAACAGTGGTGTTGTTCATACTGATCTGACCACCACGATACTTAGGAGTGGCAGTGAAATAGTATGCGTTCTTGGCAGTCAG